GGGTGAGCGTGAGTGAGGGTCAGGCGAGTGAGTGAGGGTTGGCACGTGAGTGAGGTGAGGGTGAGGATGGGCAGTGAGTGTCTACTCCTTGCCACTCGATACTCTTCGTTGCTTCGTGGTATACTTGAAGCAACGCACTAGTAAGAAAGGATTACATGATGAGCGTTTATGACACTATCGGGAACAGTCTCGTCGAACGGTATGGCGTCCACTTCAGCGAGGAAGGTGAAGAGAAGTCACGGAAGTTTTTCGCGAGCTTGTGTGCGAAGTTCGGCGATGAGGAAGTCCTCGAGGCTTGGGATACCGCATGCCGGAAGTATGATAATCCGGTGACCGCGCTTTCGAAGCTCGGCGGGATTCTCTACAATCGCAGTCTCTTCAGCTCGTTCATCGAGGAGGACTGACTATGAGGGACCTCCCGTCCATGTCTAAACTGGTCAACAGGCTGGGTTTTTCCACTGCGGCCGTGTACGTTCCGCTCTACGACCTCTACCGGAGGCAGAGGAGGCAGCAGCACCACTTTCATGACGGCTGTTATTGGGTCCGGATGCCCTACAAGGATTTCCCCCGGATGTTCCCGGACCTGCCCGCAGCCATCGTTTCCAAGGCTCTCGGAAAGCTTGAGGATGAGGGGCTGCTCAGAATGGTCCATTACGGCCGTCTCAGCTGGTATACGATAACCCGAATGCGTCGGCGTGTCGTCCATAAAACGTGATATACTAAAGACATACGCCATTTCAAGTGCCCACCGCTTGAGTGGAGCACATAACTTGAAATGGTACGAATCCCATTGATTGCCACCGGGTGGGCCGGTAGCGGTCAGTGGGATTCACTTTTCTAAAAGGAAAACATCATGTCAGCCATCAACGACAACAACTTCGTCACAATCCAAGGATGGATGCGCACCAAGCTCAACCTCAAAGGCAACGAACTACTCGCCTACGCCGTCATCTACGGCTTCTCTCAGACGGACGGGGCCAAATTCACCGGCTCCAGAAAATACCTCGCCGAGTGGTGCGGATGCTCCATGGCCACGATCGACAGAACGCTCAACTCCCTCGTCGACAAAGGTCTCATCTCAAGGACCTCATACATCACAAAGCACGGCTACCGCGCCGTCGAATACGCAGCCATGGGTCCAAACCACATCGACGAACCCCCCGCCGAAGGACCCCGAACAGCGGACACGGACGACCCACGCACGCCAGCCGACGAACCCCAACCGCTCCTCAACGAGCCGCAAGCCCCAGCACAGCCAAAGGAACCAGATTCCACAGAAGAGGTCATAGACTACCTCAACAGCCGTGCCGGCACCCACTACAAGGTCACTACCGCAAACACGCGCAAACTCATCAAGGCACGCCTCAAGGAAGGCTTCACCGTCGAAGACATCAAGCTTGTCATCGACAAGAAATGCGCGGAATGGCTCAACAACCGAGACATGGCCCGATACCTCCGCCCCGAGACCCTCTTCGGCCCGAAATTCGAAAGCTACCTCAATGCCCAGCAGTTGCCACCGGTCCGCACCAACGCCAACTCCTACGCTACCGCCGCAGCCCAACCCATCGACGCCGAAGGCCACATGGCCCAATGCACACCAGAAAACGGATGGTTCTAACTCACGACACGCCGGCGACACAATGCCGATAACATGTGAGGTAATATTGCCATACAACAACAGAAAGAAACCACAATGGAAACCAACCTCATCGAAACCATGACCCGCAAGGCAAGCCAAGCCAGCCACTACGAAGAAGGCGACTACCTCAACGAAGACGGCCTCATCATGTGCGGCAAATGCCACACCCCAAAACAATGCCGCTTCATCGCCACATGGGACAGCAAAGAGAAGAAACCATACACGCTCTGTGACTGCGCACGCGCACGCCGAGACGCCGAAGAACAGGCACGACAGGCGCAAAACCTCCGCATCGAAGTAAACCGACTCCGCAAACTCGGCTTCCCCGACAGCGAAATGGCCGACTGGACATTCGCCCACGACGACGGAACCGACCCCAAGACCACAAGCATCGCCCACAAATACGTCGACAACTTCACCGAAATGAAGAAACGCGGCAAAGGCCTGCTCCTATACGGCCCCGTCGGCACCGGCAAGACGCACGCGGCGGCATGCATCGCCAACGAACTCATCAACCAAGGCCGCCCCTGCCTCGTAACCAACTTCGCACGAATCACGAACACCCTCCAAGGAATGTTCGAAGGCAAGCAACGCTACCTCGACGACTTCAATCGACTGGACCTGCTCGTCATCGACGACCTAGCCGCGGAACGCGACACGTCCTACATGAACGAAATGATCTTCAACATCATCGACTCGAGGTACCGGAGCGGCAAACCGCTCATCGTAACCTCCAACCTCACACAAACCGAACTAACAGCCCCGGGATCCGTCGACAAGGAGCGCATCTATTCGCGACTGCTCGAAATGTGCGTCCCAATCGAAGTGAAAGGCACGGACAGGCGGGAAAGGAAACTCCGCGACGACTCGGCCGACATGAAAAGACTCCTCGGCTTCTGACCAGATCAAGGCGACACGCGCAAAAAACGTGCCGCCTTTTTCTTTACCCTCGGCGTGTCTCATCTCGTAACCGGGTATAGTGATACATATCAGGCAAGGAAACACCAAGCCACCACAAAGAAAAGGAAACCAGAAAATGAGCAACTACACGGCCCTGAAATACCTATTCACCGCACTCCAGGGAAACCTCCCCTACGGATACGACGAGAAATACTTCAACGGCGCAGGACTGGAAGACGCCATCATAATCAGCAGAACAGGCACAGAACGCAGCATATACATCACCGAAAACATGCCCGACGACAACAACATCTTCGACCTGACCCTATACGACGACACCTACTCCGACGACCCAATCGAAATATGCCAATGGGACGCCGACGACACGGACCTCACCCTCACAGACCTCATCGCCTACATCGAAAAAACCCTCTGACAAGAAAAGGAACCAAAATGAACCTCAAACCGAACGCATTCGCCACCGAAATCTCCAACACGCTAGCCACCACCGGAGAAAACTACACGGTGGAAACCGCCAACTCCGTCGACTGCGAGACCTCATACGAAATCACCAAACACAACTCAACCAGGGAACTGTACATCACACCAGTCGAAGATAGCCTGATCGACATGGTCCTATACAACGAAAAAGGAGCCGCACTCGCAACATGCACACTATTCGACAAAAACGACTTAAACATCACCACTGAGGAACTCGCGAACCTCATCACACTCTGCTTCTAAAAGAAAAGGGAACACGATGGGAAGAAAAGCAAAAGAACCAATAGAAATCGACCTCAACGATCCAAACATGATGGACTGGATCAACGAAATGCGCAACAGCCAGCCATCAGCCAAAGAACGACGCAAAATCAGCGACTACAACTACTACCACCGCCACAAGGAAGAACGCGCCGAAGCCAACAGAAAATGGAGGGAAGAACACGCCGAACAATACGCGGCAAAACAAAAGGAATACCACAGCAAGCCAAAAACCCTCAAGAAAAAAAGAGAAGCAGCCAGGGAACGCTACCACACCGACAGCGAATGGCGGGAAGAAATGCTCGCCAGACAGAAAGCCAGATACTACGCGATGACCCCGGAACAAAAAGCCGAATACACTCGGAAACAGGCCGAACGAGCCCGAATCCGACGAGCCAAAGCCAAAGCCAAAAAACTCGAAGCCGAAAACAAGAGGACCCAATCATGAACGATAATGTGAACCATCCAAAGCATTACGCCGGCCGTGACATCGGCTACGAATGCATCGACCTCGCACGACACCAGACTTTCTGCGTCGGCAACACGATCAAATACCTATGGCGCTACAAGAACAAGGGAAACCCAACCGAAGACCTGAAGAAAGCACTATGGTACGCACGTCTCGCCCAGAAGGAACTGGAACCCGTATACACCGAGGTAGGGGACTGCGAATCGATACTGTACCGCCTAGTCGACTCCACAGCCGGGAACGAACGCTCCGCATGGGTCGGACTGACCCTGAACGACTGGCAGCGGACGGTGGAAGCACTCGACGGAATGATAAAGGAGACACAAAATGAAGCACAAGCTGATTGAAATACCAATCGAACAACTGGCGATCGAACACTACCTATTCGGCCTGGAATATCCAATCGAAAAAGTCAGCGAAATATTAGACGTGGACGAAAACCTCGTTAAAGAAATCCACGACAGGTACATCAGGACGTACACACCAGAAAGGGGCAACAAATGAAGAAAACGGCGGAAACCCAGATCATCAAATGGTATGAGGACGGGCTGACGATCAACGAATTCGCCCCGCTCATCCCACAGTATTGCAGGCAGGAAATCGAGGCCGTCATCAAGAGATACGAGAAGGACAGGGCATGGGCTCGAATAGTGGAATCCTTGCAGCATTGATACTCGCGTTAACGGTGCTCATCTCCTACAGGAAACGATGAAAACCGGAACATAAACGGTACTACGGCGTGTCGCAGCAACGTGACACGCCATTTATGATATATTAGACATATCAAGCAAGAAAGCTTGGACGACAAAAACGAAAGGAAACCAAATGTACAACGTAACCGAAACCCAGACCAAAGCAATGATGCACGACATCGACGTCCGACTCGACCAGAAAAGCCACTACAACGAATGCTTCGGACGCATCGGACTCACCTACTGCGTAGGAAACCACAAATACGTCACCTTCGAAGACTTCTCCCGCACCTTCGAAGAATACGAAACCGACCACAAGAACGCGGAATGGGCATGCTACCTCTACATCCTCGCCAAGAACCAGCCGGAACTCCTCGACTTCTACACCAAGGCATACAACATCGGCGGCATGGAAACCCTCGAAACCGTCTACAACAACGTCACCGAAACCACGCCGATGACCGTCGTCTACCCAATCCACAAGCACTGACACCCAACATCAAGAAAGGCCACACAAATGGAAAACAGCAACCTCAACAAGAAATTCATGCAAGTCCTCAACGAAGTCCCGAACTTCTCCACGGACGAGACCGCCAACGCCGGCAGCAGGACCTACAAGTACCTCAACCTCGCCACACTGCTGAAGAACATCAAGCCCATCTTCGAGAAGCACAACATCGCGTTCTCACAGAAAGTCACGTTCGACGGCACGGGAGACGGACGGCAGATCCTCGGCACCGTCGAAACCATCATCTTCGACGAAAACGAACAGCAGACCGTCTGCTCATACCCCTTCTTCGTGACCGGAGACCCGCAGCAAGTCGGAAGCGCCATCACCTACGCCCGCCGATACAGCCTCACCGCCGTACTCGGCATCTTCCCGGACAAGGACGACGACGGAGGCTACGCCAAGCAGAAATTCGACACGGCAGACAGGCCGATAGGCGCAGACCAGTACGCCACACTCGTCAAGGCGATGGACACACACGCCATCCCTGGCGAAACACGCGGCGAATTCATCTCAGGCACTCTGAACCGGCCGGTCAAAGGCTGGCGAGGAATCACCCAAGCCGACCTATCCAAGCTCATGGAAGCCATCAACAGGATGTAACGAAAACCCCGGTATTCCCCGCCGGGGTTTTCTCATACCCGTGGCACGACACGCCGGCACACCCCACCCACACTACATGTGATATAGTATAAATATCAATCCAAGAAAGGAAACAGCAATGAAAATCATCAACCTATCACAAGCCAACAACACTGGAGCATGGCTCAACGAACGCCTCGGACGCATAACCGGCACCAAAAGCGGCAGCCTAGCCCTAGACCACTACCAGCAAACCGACACCCAAAAAATCATCAAATACCGAGACAAAGCACTCGAACAAGCAAAAAAGGCAACATCAAAAGACGAAACCGAAGAACACTTCCGGACGGCCCTAAAATACGACGAACTACTCACCGAAACCGAAGCAAAAAACAAACGACTCAAAGTCGGCATCGACTTCTGGAAATTCCTCGCCGAAACCATGGCCGAAAAGCCAGACGGAGAAAACCCCATGGAACGCGGCCACAGACTTGAACCCGAAAACATCCAACTCACCCTCCAACAACTCGGATACAAGCAAGAAGACTGCATCACCGACTGCGGCATCTGGGAAAGCGACGAAGACCCACGAATCGCATGCAGCCCAGACGCCTACCAGCGTTCAGACAACCCAACATGGGCCATCGAATGCAAAAGCCTCGGAAGCGCCTACCACCTCCAAGCCGTCATCCCATGGATGGTCCACTCGCAGCGCATCCGCCAACGAGAAATACCAGGAAACCTCGCCGACGCAGCCGCACAAGTCCTCCCCCCAACGGCAACAAGCCTCAAAGCCACCAACATGGACTTCATCCCGGACGCATACAAAGCGCAAGTACTCCAATACTTCGTGGTCTGCGACACGCTCGAAACACTCTACTTCAGCATGTACGATCCACGCGTATACGGAAACGCACGACACCAAGTCATCCCGATAAACCGAGGGAACATCCAACCACTCATCACCGAACACAAACGCAAACAACTCAACACATTGCACATCATCGACACACTCACGGAAGCCACAGGAGCATCATTCAAATGACAATCGACACCATTCTCAACAGTCCGGACATCTACGTCCTCTTCGACGGTTGCCCCACATGCGGGCAAGGAAACGCAGCATTCCTCGACTCATGCCGCACAACAGCACAATACATGTGGAAACAACTGCAAATCGTGCCATCCGGCAGCCCAACCGCCACCCTCATCCGCACCATCGCAAAAAACCAAAACAAACCAATCAAATATCCACTAATACTGTCCAACGGAACAATCCACTACACGCCGGCCGAACTCATCCAAAAATAACGAAAGGAACCCCACAATGTACCACACCAACGACCCACTGGAACAAGACGTCCTCAACCTCTTCGAAGACGATAAAATCCACGTGAACGCGATACGCCGATTCTTCAAGGAATCCGTATGCGACTACCTCGACGACGAACCGGACAACCCTGAACACGAAGAGGCCGCATACCGATTCTTCGACAAGTGGTACCGCAGCCTCCGCAAGGCAATCTGGACAAGCGGAGCCAAATACACCCTCGAACACCACGGCATCCCACCCGAGGAAGCCGAAAAAGAAGCCACCGCCACATACAGCAAAGCCTACTGGAAACACGACCAGAAACGCAGGAAAGGAAACCCACAATGAAAACCGAATGGTGGACCGCCGTCATCACAGCCGGACTCACAAGCGGATACGCGACCACAGTCAGCCAACTCTCACCCGGCCCCGGCGACATCTTCGCCAAACTCCGAAGCAAACTCACCGACAAAACCGAAAACGCAGACAACAACATCATCCGCAGCCTCGGCACGCTCACCTACTGCGGATGGTGCCTCAGCCCCTACACGACACTGCCGATATGGGCTGCGACAGCGAAGATCCACCACATCCACTTCGGCATCAAATGGCTCACCGGATGGGTCGTAGCCACAAGCGTCGCAGCCTACTACCGACACCAAGCAGAAAGCAGAATCTAATGGACACTCCAAAACTCCACGTACTCACACTCCTCCGCCTCGCGGGAAAACCAATCACCCAGGAACGACTGACAGACATGGCCGAAACCATCGGATTCCAGGACACGCCACAAAGTCTAAGAAGCCGCCTAGTCGAACTCGAACGGTCAGGACACGTCCACCGCGTCGACCGAAACGGCATCAGCAGACACAACCGGTCATGCTGGAGATGGCAACTCACCAAGAAAGGCGACGAACTCATACAAGAGCTCTTCGATACCACGACACCAGACGAAAGAAAGTAAGGAAACCATGACAACGAAACCATTCACCGCCACCATCAAAGGCGAAAAAGTCACGGTAATTCAGAACACGTACACGGGGCTCTTTTACGCAATCAAAAGCGACGGCCGGCATACCCCAGTCAGCTACCGCTTCATCAGGACGCAGACGACCAGCCAGCAGCGACTCAAATATTGGCGGAACCGGCACGGATACACGCAGGCCGAACTCGCAAAGCTGATCAACGTATCCAGCCCGACCATCATCATGATGTGGGAAAACGGGCTGAGACACCCCCGCAAGGAATACCGGCAGCGACTCAATGCCGAGCTCGGCGGCGAGGTCTTCTTCGAGTAGCCCATCTTACGGCGTGTCGCATCATCACGGCACGCCGTTTATGATATGATGAAAACATCAATCAGAAAGATTGACACAACACAAAAAGGAACAAAACCATGGAAACCATCAACTACCTCACCACCCTCGTCCGACTCCTCACCCGCCAGCCGAAAGCCGCCGAAATACTCGACGAGCACGGCCTCGGCCTCGAAACCACCTTCGGCTGCATCGGAATCAACGACTTCGACAGCTTCATGAGACTCTACGGCCTCCTCAACACCATCGAAGACGTCAAAACCACCCCCATCAACACCATCGAAGAAGACGGATACGATTTCACCGTAACCAATCCAATCACCATCCACTTCTTCCACCTGAAATAGCCTCCAGAACAAACAAAAACGCCCCGCAGACGACCAAACAAGCCAAACGCGGGGCATTACCATACCAGAAGCGGACTAGCGGCTCACACCCGCATAATGCACGCCGAACAGGCCAGCCACACCGGAACCAACCAGCGCACAAGCACCACCAGCCACGGCAACCCACGACGGAACACCCGGCACCGCGCTCACCAGACTGGCCACAGCACCGGCGATACCAACCAACCCCGACACCAAATACGCCCAACGACGAGTCTCAACATCAAAGGTCGGCACGTAATTATCCGAACCATCGGCACACTCATTCGTGATCATGGTCTCCGAAGTAGGCTCACCAGTCAACACGTCATCAGCCAACACTGCATGCTTAGCCATAAACAATCCTTTCAATCAGTTGAAAATAATACCGCTATTAAGTCTCTTCTGGAATTCCATAACGGCCTGAGACGGTGCCGGGCTAATCACACCGTCGCCAGGGAACCCGTTCATCTCCATGAGGAAACGATGAATGAACTCAGGTCCAGCATTACGTGGCCTATCGGTAATACCGAAACGGTGCGACATCCACTCCACCCAATCACTACCAGAAGTCCCCTCCTCCAAACAGGCGATGTTCTGATTCTCGATACACCGAACCTGACCGGACATGACACCGTCAACCGTAGTACCAGCAACTTCCTGAGCCCTACGCATCGTCGCCGGACCCCAAGACCCATCCACCGCAAGCTTCGACACAGTGGACGTGGCCGGCTGGTGAGGCACCGGATTCGACGGAGCCACCAACCCACGCGACAAACGATCCAAACGCTCCAAATCATACGAGCCCGGACACTGCGTGTTATAACAGTCACGATGCCGAATCAACGGCAGATCACCATACTCGGTACGCAAATCACGGATCAACTGCGCGACAGTCAAATAATCACCATCGGACTGACGGGGATTGCATTCAATACCGATACCCATGTCATTACCCTTGGAGTGAACGCCCACACCGTCACCGGCATGCCACGCACGATCATCCGGATCCACGATGCAAGCCACGCGACCGGCCTCGACCACGTAATGCGCGGAAGCGCCACGAGACGGGCTACATAGGGTGCTGATTACTCCCTCGAACGTCGGATGCGTATTCGGGTCACCCCACCAGTGGATCACGATAGCCTTGATACCATACGGGCGGCCACTCGTATAATTCGGACTATCATACTTCGTAATGTATTCATATGACATTTTGTCTCCTTTCAGACAGTTAAAACATACCAGACGGTAAACAGAAAACGGGCGAAAGCCGGCATACCGGTAACAAGCAGATATCCAGCTACCACCATGACGCCGACAAGAAACGACGACAATAGGATCAACACGACGTTCTCGATGAATTCCTGACGCATACCACCAGCATATCAAAACCGTTTAAGATAGACTTAGGTTCATGAACGAACTAATATCCCCACTCTTCGGACTACTCGGAATCGCACTAGGCGGAGCCATCACATACACCACCACACGACGCAACAACCTCACCACCGCCTACCAACACCTCGTCGAAGCCCAAGGCGAACTCAAAAAACAAATCGACGCCCAAGACCAGAAAATAGACAAACTCATCGAAAGCCGCGACGAACTCCAACACATCAACGACCTCGAAACCGGCTACATCCGCAAACTAGGCCACTGGCTCGCCCAATTCTGCGAAATCATCGAAGACAAGGAATTCCTCACACGCCACCCCAAACCAAGCCTCCCCGACGAACTCCGCGACCGCATCTGCCCACTCTAAACCAAAAACGATACGAAAAAGCCCCGGCATACAACCGGGGCTTCCTCATATCAGACCGACCACGACAATCATATCAAACCGACCACGACATGGTAGCACTGGTCCACGTACCCTTCGCATACGTGATATTCCTGAAAGGCCTCACATACAGGCCCGTCTTATCCAGCTGGAAACCGCTATATTCAACACCGGCCCCAGGAACGTTAATATCGGTCACATTCGGCTTCACATAATCCGGGAACGTGAGAATCTGACTCTTATCCCACGCGGTCGCCTTCCATTCAGGCCCTCTCGTCGCCTTGACGACAAGGCTGACGATATTACCGGACATCGAACACTTATACCAGACACTCCAATCCTTCGCCCACTGGCCAGGATTCAACTGGACATCAGTCAACGACAGCCAAGCATCATTGACACGACGATACCGCTGCCCAGTACTCGTAACAACGGCCTCGACCCCATCAACAGTCCAAATCGCGATCAACTGATTCCAAGTACCCACCTCAATCGTGCCATCAACATGAATCTTCGGAGCCACATCAGACACAACACCAGCCGTAACCCTGGCTATGACCAAACCATTGATCTGCGCGTCAGGCGTACTGGCATCCCATGCCTGCAACCAAGCGCCCGGAGTCTCACCATGAGACAAACTCGGATCATAGGCGGCGACCACGATCTTATAATCCCCCGTCGAATCAGGCACCGTCACCGTCATAGACTCCGCCATCGAATAAGTGTACGAGCCGGTCACCTCCCACGGTCTTACCGTACCACAGTGAGGCTTAACAGTAACAGTCAACCCATCAATCGTCGCCAACGGGCTAGGACTACCATACCGGACACCCTGAACGCCACCAAAAGCGGAACCATCGGACGGAAACATGAACGGATTGACAACATGCCGATAATCATCAGCAGTATACTCCGGCGAACCATTCAACGCGGTCAAAGGATGCAAAACAATATCACTCATAAGTCATTCCTCACAATCAATCATTCAGACGTGGACACACCCATTTTACCTACCAAGGAAGATAGACGAGCAACCTCCACCCGAAGCTCGTCAACCTCACTCATCGCCTGCTGAGCCAACCGTAAAGCAGCCACACTCAACCTCGGATAATCAACCCCAGTCGGATTCCCATCCCCGTCATACTCGCAGAAGAAACCAAGCCCCGCATTGTCCAAATCTTCCGCAATCAAACCGACGACAGGCTGCGCGTCATCAAGCTTCAGATTCAGATCATCCTTCAGCCAATACACCCGCCATTCCACCTGACGAAGAGCATCAACCGGGATGAACTCGTCAGCATTACCGACATTCGCCACCGAATACACGGTCGAACAGTCCGCCCCCAACGTACCGTCATAAAGAGCATAAACAGCTTTCCGAGGGTTCAACGAAAGCTGATTATCAAACGCGTTCCGCACGCCGGTACCACCATGCGCCGGCACCACCACCGCATTCGACTCGCCAGCATCAGCCTGACTCTGCTCAGTAACCAACGATTCGAAATCCTTCTCGACACCGGAAACACGCTCACCCAATCGGCTGACACTCTTACCGACACTAGCCGACAACTCCTGCAACTGGCGGCGAACCTCCGCAAACTGACGAGCGGTAGCATCCACACCATCCAACGAAAACCTGAACTTACCTTGCACCAGAACCTCCTACTGCAATACAGGCGTGACAGTCCACGCATTACTAAAATCAATGTCATAGCCGACAATACGCGCTTCACCATGATCGAAACCAGCAAAACGGCCACTATCATCCGCAACAGTCCACGAGACAACATCCCCAGGCTTCCACTCCTCGTAAACGATCGGAGCGGCCATCAGACTCAACGTCATCGCAACAGTATTCGTACCATCCCGCAATTGCCGCAACGAAGCCGAAGCGTGAGCATCCAAAGTTTCCTTCCGCGTGATGCTCGACGACGGCCGGACCACGTGTTCCACGACGGGACGATAGGACTGTTCGGCCACCATCGTATCGGAACGCAACCGGTCTTCACCGGTCGTATCACCGACCGCCCACACCATGTTCGCCCCATAGCCACTCGTGTAATCTTCCAAGACCTTGAAAGCCGTCATCACGCTCTCGTCAAACGTCGTAACAGGAACAGTCGAACCTATCCTATCCGCGACAGTCAGAACCGGCATATACCTGCCATCGACGACCCTCCATGACGTACACCATTCCGGCCCGTTCTGCACGTTAGAAAGCTCCTGAAGAACGCTCAGCAACGTCTTATCAGAAGACTCCTCATACGTCCGATCACGACGGACGGAACTAGGAGACGCCTCCACCGAAAACATGAACCGGTGACCCTTAAGCGTACTCGACACGAGATCCTTCACAATCTCGCACTGGTCACGATTCGAATACGTATGATCCTTCACATACACGCTATCCAAATAATGTTCCACAGTCGCCACGGTAAGAGACAACCCACTCCCCTGCAAGGTACGTTCACGTTTGACGACGATCCCGCCCCACAATACCGTCGAACCACGAACCAGGAGAATCGCCACCCCATACGGGATCGTGGCCTCAACCCAATTGGACGGAACATTCCCCCACGGAAGCATCATCGTCTCACTCGTAATCTCTTCGAAACGATACGAAAGCTTGGAAACCTGCAAATCCGGGAACTCAGCCAACACGGTCCCGCTAGTCAAAGACACGGCAAGGAACTGGAACCCAGCAGTATTCCACACGACACGACCACGACCGAAAACAGAAACCCCATTCCAAACATCAGTCGAACCCACGACATTCCTCCTTTACACGTAAGCCGGATAGAACGAAACCGTCATACGAGCCGCAGCTGAATACTCGCTCGCGTTGAAGCCCCAAACATTCATACCGGGTTCCGCTTGACTCCATTCACGACGGGTGACACGACCACGCGCGGGATCCGTCCCGTCAATCAGGATCTCATGAGTCGCACCATTGACCGTCGCATAATGGCCACTGCCAAGACTCACATCAAAAGCAATGACATGCCCACTCTTGCCATGCACTATCTGCGGATTCACGACAGGACCGTCGATACGGATCATCACCGGACTGGGAGCCGTACCAGCGTTATCCAATGCCACCTGACCGGACACGACGTTCTCACTCCACATCCAAGACGACAAAGAAACACCAGCCTCTTCGAAATGGTAGGGGAACAGCATGCCACCCGACGAACTAGGCAGTCCCGAAACACCGGACACTGATTCCAACCCATACAGGCATGAACTCAAAGACGTCAAACCAATACTGAAACGGAGAACATTCACACCAGCCCATTTAACCAATGGGGCTGACGCCGACTGCCATACCCGCACCTGACGGCCAATATTCCCCAATCGTGCGATCAACAGCATTCCGCCAGTATCCAAAACGCTTTTGAACGCATTCCACGCAGTAATACATGATTCCGTGCATCGGCCGATGATATGCCCCTCGATCGTGATGGTACGACCCTGCAGTCGAGGCAGATTACCATACCAGCCATCAGTCATGGCCTTGCTTTCAGTATGCAATGTGGACGATACGCCGTCGAATAAGCCAGACACGTCCTGAAAAGTGGTATGCCATTCACAACCATACGAGTCCACCCCATACAAAGGGAAACCGTTCAACGTCAACTGGATATCACGCGGGTCTAAAGGGAAAAAGCTCATAAGACTAGACTAACTCCTTTACACGTAAGCGAAATTAATCATTCGGACCGTTTCACGGGCCGCCATCGTCGGATCCGACGCGTTAACCGTGATAGGAGCCGATACTCGAGGCCCACTATTCGTGTTCGTCAGGACCGGAGACGAGACAGGCAGACTCGCCGAACCATTCAACAAGCTATTCGGCATGATATCCGCAACCATGCGTTGCACCGGATTCACTGCCAGGCTCATGTTCGCTTCCACGCCCTTGCCCAAGCCGGCCGGGATCATCTTACCCACTTCGTCACGGAACACTCGGGACGGGGAATGAATACCCAACGCGTTCTTGGCCGCGTCTACGACACTGGAGGCCGCGTTCTTGGCCGCGTTCACTGCCGCGCCGATAGCATTCTTAATACCGTTCACCAAACCCATGATGATGTTCTTGCCCGCGTTCAACAGCCAATTATCGGCCCCGTTAAACGCGCCCTTAATCTTACCGCCGATACCTTTCACAGTGTTCATGACATTATTGACACCATTCGACACGGTGCTAGTGATACCATTCCAAGCACTGCCGACAAGACCCTTGACCGCATTCCACACGCCAGTCCAATACGCGCTAATGGCACCCATGACCGAACTGACCACACCTGAAACAGCATTAATGCCGGCTGACACGCCGGCTTTGATGCCATTCCATACCGTGGTAATAATGTTGCCGATACCAGCCCACACGCCATTCCAGTCGCCTTGCACGGCCGCCAAGACCGTGGTGATGATCGCATTGATGACGTTCATGACCGTGGTAATCACCGTCTGAATGTACGGGAACACAGAGTCGATAACCCCTTGAATGGTTGACGCGACAGTCGTGAACGCCGCTTGAATGGTTGGCAGCACGGCTTGCACTACGGCGGCCATGTTATTGATGACCGGGGTGACAGTGGTCATGATCGTAGCCCCGACCTCGGTAAGCTTCGCGACCAGTGAGCCTAATACCGGTGTGAACGCTTGGAACGCGGCATTCAACACCGGCATGATCGCAGAACCCAGATTCTGACAAGCCTGGAGGAACGGCTGCAAGGCGGGCAACAGTTGACCGGAAACGATCTGTCCAACCGGAGCGAAAGAAGACTTGAACACGTTCCCGATCTGCTGCAACGCGGGAGCAGCCGATGACACGAGACCATTGAACATTTCAGGCAAGTCACCGATGCCCTCGGCGAGACTACTCATGGCTTCCGTCAACGGACCCTTGAACGAATCCAAGAGTTGCACGCCCACATTCACGACGGACGCTTCCAAGTTACCCATCGCACCCTCGATAGTGCTGGTACTGGTAGCTGCCTCCTTCGCCGCGTCCGTCATACCCAAATCCATGATAGCCTGGTTGAATTCCTCGGCCGAGATCTCGCCTTTGGCCATCGCGTCACGGAAGTCACCCGTGTACGCGCCGTTCTTCTTCATGGCTTCCTGGAGTTTGCCTGAAGCGCCCGGGATGGCGTCTGAGAGCTGGTTCCAGTTTTCGGTCGTGAGCTTGCCCGCACCGGCCGTCTGAGTCAACACCATACCGACCGAACGGAATGTGTCAGCGTTACCACCGGCCACAGCGTTCAGATTACCGGCGGCTTCAGCTAGGTTCGCGTAATTGTCCACGCCGTTCGCAGCTAACTGTGCGGTCGTGTTACGAATGTCGGACAAATCGTACACCGTCTGGTCCGCATACTTCTGCGTCGAAGCGGTCAACTGGTCGATAGTGCTCGTGTCCAAGCCGGCAAAAGATAGTGTGCTCGCGAATTTCTGGGCCGAATCGGAAGCCTCGATGATATCACCGCTAAGATCCGAGATCGCGTCCACGGCCATGCTGACCCCGGTAGAAACCAAGCCTCCCATAGCACCGGCGATGGCAGCGAACTTACCGGTACCACTGGAAGCCTTATCGGACGACTTGTCTACTTCATCCAAACCATCACCGGCTTGACGGGCCGATGCTTCGATTTGACGGCTACCAGTTTGAATGGTTTTGACGCCGGCTTCCCAATCCGAGGTGTTGATTTCAGCGTCGAGGGTGAGCGTGCTGTCCGCCATCGTTTTAATCCTTTCCGAGGTCGTTGATTATGCGGCTGATTCGCTGGTCTCCGTGTTTGCTGAATGCGCTCGTCAAGCATTCAAAGGTGAGACGGTATTGTTCAGCCAGGCGAATGTTGTGGAGGTGGCGGCCTTCTTTGATCAGGTTAAGCATGAGGTTCGGTGAAATATTGTTTTCGAGCGCATCCCGGACAGCAGTCCACCCGTACAGGGTGCCGAGTTCGGCAAGGATACGAGCGGAGGGAGACGCTTTACGGGTTGTCTCCTTCCGCTTGTATTTGCTCATCCGCTCCTTTTCTTCCGGAGTGATGAGCTCATCCCATGATTTCATGGATCATTCGCCTTTGATGCTGATGTTAAGGTTCTGGCTCATGAGCTTGCAGAGGGCGGTCATCGCCCGCCAGTATGCGAGGTCGCTACGGGTTTTAACTTGTTCCATCCATTCGTGGAACGCGTTGCTGGGGGTCATGAGGTTGGCGACTAGCGGGAAGATGACGGTTTCCGCGGTTTCCAGGGTTTCACGTGTCATTTTGCCGGTAGAGAGCTTATCGAGCGCTTCGGCATTGTCAAGGATGGTGAGCATGTCTTTCGAGCCGAGGGGCCGCATGGTGTAGACGACACCGTCAAGTTTGACGGTGAGGGTGCGGAAAGACTTGCGAGTGTCGATGTCAAGGATTGGGGTTGCCATTGCTTGTACTCCATTCGATCGTGTTGTATTATGGTGATTGGATCCTTCATGTAGGAGCCATTTCAAATTAGGCGCTCGTCGTGTTCTTTGCCTTTCTTTCACGACGGGCGCATTTTTTTATTCTTGTCAGGCTGTCACGTTGACGTTGACGACAGTCTGCACGGTACCAGACTTGAAAGTGACGGTACCGATGCCAGCCTCCTTCAGGGTGACGTTCCACGTGCCGTCACCATTGTCGGTTGCTTCGGCCAAAGTTTCCTCGGAGACGGTGGCGGTGATGTCGCCGGTTGCACCGTTCGGGAGGGCGGTCAGGTTGACTTTCACCGTGTCGTTGGTTTTGCCGGTGATGGTGGATGGTGTGGCTTTTAGTTCGGTGAGGGTGCTTTCATCTGGTTTGATGGTTCCGGTGGTTTCGTCGTAGTGGCTTGGGGTGGTTAGGTCGAGTTCGCCCATGATGACTGCGCCTTCGCTTCCGGGGGTCATGGTGCCGCTGAGGGTGACGATGAATGGGTCGCTGAGGCTGATTTTGAATTCGCCGCCTGCGGTGATGAGGGCTTGGGGGATGCGGAAGTCTTGTGCGCTGGATTGCCCGTCGCAGACGTTGTGGATGATGATGTCGCGGGGTGTGTTGCTGACGCATTCGTTGCCGCCGAATCGGACTTGGCCGGTTTCGCTTAGGTTTCCGCTGATGATTCGTTTGAATGATGCGTTGTGGTAGAGTTCGGGGAATAGCATGCCGAGGAATCGGACGCTGGGGCAGATGATGTTGAGTTCGAAGCTGAGTTCGTCGTAGCTGCCGTTTGGTACTTTGATGGTGCCGGATTGGCTGGCGATTTCGGTGGTGCTTGGGGTTAGGGTGATGGTGCCTACTTCGTCTTGGATGTAGTCCGGGGGGATGACCATGTCGTCGATGTAGACGGTTTTCTTGCCGATGAGTGGGTATGATGCCATTTTTGTTTCCTTTCAGGATAGTTGGTGGCTGTTTTTATTTTACAGTGTTGTTGGGTTGAGCTTGTAGTCGATTTGGAAGCGGATGCTTTTTACCCAGTGGCCTTCGTGGTCGATGGCGTCGAGGTCGATGGCTGTGGCGGGGTGGGTGCGGATGCTTTCGTAGGTGATGTTGGTGATTGGTTGGCATGTGAGTTGGCAGTAGTGGGGGAGTTGGTTGTTGATGTAGTGGAGTAGTTGGAGCATGAGTCGGCCTTGGGTGAGTACGTCGTCGTAGCGGCTGCTGATGGTGATTTGGTCGGTGTAGAGGTCGCCGTTGATGTCGATGGTGTTGGCGTTGACCCATATGCCTTGTTGGCTGGTGACGGTGCCGGTGTCGAGTACGGGGCTTGTGCCGAAGAAGAGGTTTTGGCCGTAGACGCCGTAACCTTCGTTTTGTAGGGTCATGCATATTGCGAGGTCTATCATGGTGTGTCCTTAGAGGTTGAAGTAGGTTTTGATTTTGTTGTTTGCTGTGGTGGCGGCGCGTTCGAGGTAGCGTGTGGTGTTTGGGTGGAGGCGGTTTACGTGTTCGCGGAGGCGGGCGTATGGTACGCGACTGTTGCCGAATGTGATGCGCCAGTGGAGGGTGTTGGTTTGTTGGAAGCGGCCGCTGTTGCGGAGTGCTCCGGTTTTGGCTGGCGCGTTTTGGCGGGCCATGCGGAGTATGTCGGTCATCATGCGTGCTCCGCCTTTGTTGAGTTGTTGTGTGGAGAGTTTGCGGGCCCATGAGGCGTTTGTTTTGATGTGGTAGCTCATAGGCTGGTTCGTCCGTAGGGGTGGGCTGTGATGGTGATGAATTGGGTGGTGCCGGTGGTCATGTCGTCTCCTCGGCTGGCTTGTTCGACTTGGTAGGTGCGGCCGTTGTTGAGTGTGAGTATGAGGTCGGGCCATGCTTCCATGTCTTTCTGGAGGGTTTCGGGGAGTGTGTCCGGTTGGATGTGGAATCGGCGGGAGGTGATACGGCTTGCGTATTCTGTGGGTTGGTTGGTTTGTGTGGAGTGTTTGATGATGACGTTCAGGCTGGCGAGTTTGATGTTGTCGAGGCCGGGGGCCGTGTATTTCCAGAGACTGGCTGGCTGGGCTTGGTTGGGGAAGAGTTGGAATGGGTTACATGATGGCATAATCGTTGTCTCCTAGGTCTTGTTCGTTCATCCACCAGGGTAGGTCGTGGTGTGGGGTTGGCAGGCTGAGGAGGCCGCCACTGTTGGTGGCGTGGCAGAGGCTCCACTGGTTGATCAGTGCGAGGTAGGGTGTGAGTGCGTGTTCGAGGGTGGTTTGGGTGGTGGTGGCGTAGGTGACGCTTACGTCTTCGATGCTTTTTGATGTGATGCGGTCCGTCTGGTCCGCCATTGACTGGTCGGCTTGGATGATGGCCGTGAGAACGCTTGTGAGAGGTTTTGGTAGCCGTGCAAAGCCGTGGGTACCGGTGATGGTGACAGCCATGCCGGGCAGGTATGGCGTGTTGAGCGTCAGTGTGTTAGCATATTTGGTTTCCGGGGTGCAGCCGTCTGACTTGGCGTAGTTGATGGTGTATTCGAGGCTGTGGCCGTATGTGGATTGTACGCCGGTGACTTCCGAATACCATGAGGGTAGGTGTATGTGTTTGCCGTCGTCGCTGACGAGGCATGTGAGAGTGTCTGTCGTTTTGTCCAGTGTGGGCATGCAGAGCATGTTGGCCAGGTCTGCGAGTGCCGGGTCTTTCCATGCTGTGTAGACGGTTTCGCCGACTTGGGTGATGATGGTGTCGTCTATTATCATTTTTCCTCCAAAAGGTAAGGGCCCTATCCACGATTGTAGTGGATAAGGCCCTGTTGGGGTTTTGTCGGTGTTAGGCTTCGGCCATGAGGCCAGCTGCGACTAGTGCGGTCACGATGTCGGCGATGGTACCGGTGGTCGGATCCACGTGTGCTGCTTTAGTGATCGACGCGGCGGGACCGGCAGGACCAACGGGACCGGCGGGACCGGCAGGACCAACGGGACCGGCGGGACCGGCAGGACCAACGGGACCGGCGGGACCGGCAGGACCAACGGGACCGGCGGGACCCTGGCCCATCGTCACTGGATGGCCTTCTTCGTCCACAAAGTTGATGACCTTTACCACATTCAGGTTGCCTTCGGGCAGTGCCTTACCGCCGTTTCTGGCGTACATTTCAGTGTTCATGGATTACCTCACTCAGGCCTTCGGCTTGATGACCACTGCGGACTTCTCAGCGTCCAGACCACCGCCAGCATAGATCTCCTGGAGGTATTCGTTGGTGTTGGTCTGCAACGCGAAGTTCGTGAACGATTCGACGGAAGTGTCGCCGACAAGCGCGTAGTGGGAAGCGGACAAGACCACGCCAGCCACCGTATTGTCGTCTTCCGCAGTCCACCATTCCGGGGTGATGATCTGGGAGACGCCGAGAGCGCGGGCGAGCGTGTCGTCACCGCCGAGAGCGATGAAGCTGTTGCCGTTCGCGTCGGCGCTCATGAGCAGGTCGGCTACCGTGTCCGCATTGCAGACGAGTACCTTGTTCCCCTGTGCGCGGACCATGTGGGAGGCCTTGACGAAGCCCATGAGCGGGGTTTCCTCACCGAGCGTGTAGGAGCGGGCGAACTTGTTTCCGCCCCACTCCGACTTGGTGTCGGCCGCGTCAGCGGTGATGGGGCGGAAGTGGGCCATGTCTTCATAGCCGCCGAGCACGACCTGACGTTCGATGGTCTGGACGATGTAGTTCGGCAGTTCGGAGAGAATGTAGCGGAGCAGTGCGCCCGGCTTCTGCGTACGACGAATATCACCCTTGTTGAGGGTGATGTACTTGTACGTGTAGTCCGCGGTCAGTTCACGCTTGACGAAAGACGGGGTCTGTTCCTTCTTCTTGCTGCCGTAGGAGGAGACCGGGTAACCGTGGGCGCGGGTCTCTTCGGTCAGGCCGAGAATGTTGCCTCCGATGGTGAGACGGTCCATGCCGGTCTTGCGGAAGAGGTTCCACAAGCCGGAGCCGCGCGTGTTGAGCGCGTCGGAGATGGTGGTGATGGCTTCGGTCGGGATGAACTTGTCCACGTCGGTCTTGCCTACGCCAAAGGAGGCGGTGCCGGCCATGTTACGGGACACGGTGTCGGCCCACTCCTTGTGGAATGCTTCGACGCCCTTGTTGTCGTTATCGACGAGGGTGCGTTCGAAAGCGGCCATGGCGTCTGGGGAGTCGAGCCACGTCTTACGGTCATGGGCGAATGAGGCGACGCCGGACTGCTTGGCTGCTCGGTTGCTCTTGTTGATGATGACGAGCGGACGCTTGTTGGCGGACTGGGTGGGTTCTTCCGGTGCGGCCTGTTCCTGAGCGTTCTGAGTGGTGGTCTGGTCGTCGATGGCGTCCTTGATGTCCGTTACGGCGTCGGTCATAATGTCGGTGACGGACGAGGTGAGGTTTGCGGCCTCGTCCGGGTCGAGCTTGAACTGGGCGACGGTGCGGGCCAGCTTGGTCATGAGTTCGTTGTCCATGGTGTCTCCTTTTCGGTCATTGATTGATGTGAATGAGGCTCGGGGGTCGGCTCCACGGTAGACGACGCTGATTTCTACCAGTTCGCTGTCGTGGATGATGCCGTCCTTGCCGGGCTGTTTGTTGAATTCGACGGTGATGCTGAAACTGTTGGTGAGGCATCCGTCGGCTGCTAGCTGGCGGACGCGTTCCCCGTTGTCGACTTCGCTGAGTTTGGCTTCGGCCATGAGGCCGGCGTCGGTCATCCATAGGCGGGTGATGGTGCCGGCTTGGGCTTCAACGCTTGGCATGTGGTCGATGAGGAGGGGTAGTGAGAGCCTGTCGGAATCATCTAGGTCTGACACGAGTTTCAATGTCCCGTCGGTGAGTGGGGCTTTGAGCGTGTCGAGGTCTACTGTGAGTCCGCCGCACATTACTTTGCCGGAGTTGGCGAGGAATGTGAGGGTACGGCCTTCGGTTTCAGCGTTACCGCCGCTGTGGGTGAAGCTCTTTCGAGTGGTCATGTCACCCTTTCATTCGGTGGTAGTGGTGATTTATGAACGTCCTTTGGGGGCTTGTGTTCAAGTCACCATAATAGCATGATGTGATATTCCAATAGGCTTCGGCAGTTTGGGCATTTGAGCGTGATGTCGGTGTCACGCGTGCATGAGCCGAGGTAGCGTCCGCATTTCTTGCAGTGGATGTCGTATGCCATGGTTAAGCCTCCACGACTTCGTAGTCTTCGTAGCAGCGGCAGTTCGGATGCCCGTTCGGCGTGTTCATGTTTTCGAAACTGTTGACGTATGTATGGTCTCCGACTTCGACGCTTGCACCGTAATCCAGGTATGAGCTGTCAAGGCCGATGGTAGTGCCATCCATATGCTTGCAGAAGTCGCATGTGGTCGCGTCTCCGCTGGACCGCCATACTTTATTCAGTCGGACGCCCAGTGTTTCGCTCATGTTTTTCGCACTGTACAAGCTTCCGAGCCGTTGGGCTTGGACGGTTTCGCAGCGGGAGATGAGTTCGGCGTGCTCGTTGCCGAGGCGTGCGAGTTCGTCGCGTAAACGTCTTGCGTCCCATTGTTCACTGTCTGCCTTGGTAAGGATGTCGAGTGTTTTCGCGGTGATGGTCTTGGAGGTCGTGTCGGCGATGGATTCCAAGTGGTCAGTGTATGCTGTCTTCACGTTTGATGGGAGTTTGGACCAGTCGTAGAGGTTTTTCCAGTCGGGTTGCGTGTAGTCTTGCACTTCGACTGCGATTGGGTTGTTTGGGTGGGTTTCGGCCCATGCGGTGATGACTTGTTCGAGTTTGAGCCCGGTTTTTTTCGCATAGTTGGTGAGGTGGGTGATGAGGTCGTTTTCCACGTCGTGGATCCACTGGTCGCCGATGGTTTTGAGGTCGTCTCGGAGTCCGGCCTGTGAGCGTCTGGTGAGTTGGATGACGCGGTTCACGTAGGTGCGTGTGACGGTTAGGAGGTGTGGTTCGGTTGGTGTGTCGTTGACGGGTTTGACGGCTTTCGTGGTGTTTCTCACGGATGGGAGGAGTGGCGTGTTGGTGGTGTTCGGGTGGAGGTTGAGTCGTCGGTATGCGTCGGGGAGGTTGAGCGCTTCGACCGCGCTTTCGACCGATGCTCCCATGTTGACGAGTTGGATGAGGTTATTGATGCGGATTTGCTGGGTTTCCGCTTGTATTTTTTCGACTTCGGTCTGGGCGGGGAGATCGAGTGTGAAAGTGATTCCGTAGCCAAGGCCGCCGGTGATGCGGTCGAGTTCGAATTGCCATTTGTCCCAGACTGTCATGCAGAGTGGTTTGAGGGTGTTTTCGATGAATGCGCGTTCGGCCATTTCGGCGTTGGCGTAGGTTTGGCCGTTGTCGATGCCGCGGATGATGTCGGGGACGGCGAGTGCGTTGGCTAGACGGTTGTTGACGACGTCGTTGACCGTTTGTAGGTCCAGTGAGTCGTTGGAGTTCTGGAATGGGACCCATACGAGTTTGCTTGTTTGGCTGGGCTTGTGGGTCAGGGGGTCGACGGGGATCATGTTATAGGCGATGCCGTTGTTGTTGCCGGCTCCGCGGAATGTTTCTTCGAGGCGTGCACGGTTGCGTTGGAAGTCTTCTGCGTTTTCGGAAACGATGCCGAGCATGCCGGCGGGGACGGCGTTGTTGCCGAAGAATCCGCGTTCGTAGTCGGCGATCATGTCGTCGACGTTGGCCCATTTTTTGATGGTCATGGCGGGGCTGATGCCGCGTGTGGGGTCGTCGGGGTGGCGGCTGTACGAAAGCGTGATGGTTTCGTTGCGGGTGAATTCGTATTGGCGGGTTCCGTCGCCGAGGTCCATGGTTACGCGGTGGTACCAGTCTGAGTGGGTGTCGTTGTAGACGCGGCTGTTTGCGGGTAGGAGGGTGTAGCCGGTGATGTTGTCGGGGGTGATGGTGCCGCCGGGGCCTTCGGTGGTCCAGATGAGAATGTCCATGTGTGATTGGGTAAGGATGCCGGAGGCGATGAGTTTGAGGAATTCGAGGCAGCTGTATGTGTCGTTGGGGGCGTATAGGGCGCTTAGTGCGGGCGGTACGGGGTCGAGTCGACGGCCGTCCGAAGTGACGGCGTACGGGATGACGGTGCTGAAACGCTGTGCGATGGCGTTCACGTACGGGAAAATGTTATCGTACGTGTCGTGCATCGGGATGTTGTTGCCGCCGATTGTCTGCCAGGTGTTGCCTCCGGCTGGTGTTGGTGTCGTATGTGGGGCGTTGGTTCGGCCGAAAGCGTTCGCGAAGCCTGAGCGTAGGTTGCTGAGAATGGTCAATTTGCCTCGTTTCTAAGTGGGGTGTTCTACCGCACTATTCTACCGGGTATAGGCTGTTGGGTGGTCAGCAGACCATGACGTCCCATGAGGGGAGTTTGGGGGGTTCGTAGCATGCGAGGAGTACGCTGTCGGCGAGATCCGGGCTTCCTAGGTTCATGCTGTCCTTGTAGTCTTGTTTGCTTTCGATCTGGCGTTGGTTGCGGCTGGTTATCTGCCATTTGCGCGTGGTTAGCTCGGTGGTGAGCTTGGCCAGATCGGTGAGCTGGGGGTTGATGCTGAGACTGGGGAGCATGGCGGCGAAATCAAACCATAGTTCGGAAGCTATGTTCGGATATTGTGGGTCTTTCGGTTTTCCGGCGTAGTTTATGCCGGTAGCTGGTAGTTGCCATGATTTTAGGAGGTCGGTGAGGCCTCCGCCTACGCCGGTGTCGTCGATGCGAATGTCGATGGGGTGGTATTGGGATGCGCGGAGTCTGATTCTTTCGGCGGTGTCCACGATGCTTGAGTGCGTCCATGATTCGAGTGTTTCGATATGGTTGCCTGTTTTGATGGTGAGGGCGGTGCGGTCGTTTCCGTATCGTGCCACGTCGACGCCGAATGTGACCGGTCCGTTCAATGAGGTCCGGTGGAGGGCTTCGTTGAGCATGTTGTCGCTGATGAGCTGATTATCGGTATCCGAATAGGGGAGACCTAGCCAGATGTGGCCGAAGTCGGCTGATTTCCGGTCGGCTTCGATCATGGCGAGCACGTCCGGACTGAGGAGTCTTTCCACGTCCTTGAATGTGGTGTGCCAGTGGCAGGTCTGCTTGTGGCGTTCTTCTGAGCCAGAGGCGATGAAGTATGTCCAGACGGTGTCGTGGCTCGTTCGTGGATTCCATGTGAAGATCAGCGTGGAATTGGCTTTGCGGATGGTTGGGATGAGCGTGGTCAGGCTTTCCTTGCCGACCGTCTGTGCTTCCTCAACCCAGCATACGTCGATGCCTTCGATGCTTTTGATGCTCTCGAAGTTGTTATGTAGGCCGCGGAAGATGAAAGTGCTGCCGTTGATGTGGCTGATGCTGTCGCGGGTGATTTCGAAGCCTTGCAAGCCGAATTTACGGATGGTGCCGACGAGGAGCTTGTGGACCGAGTCGCTGATACTGTTTTGGAATTCTCGCGCGCAGAGGACGGTGATTGGCTGGCTGGCGGCGCGGAGTACGAGGCTTTGGGCGACGGCGGTGCTTTTGCCGGAGGCTCGACCGCCGGAATAACAGTAATAACGATATGGTGGTGTCTCCGTGTGGAGCCACCACCATAGGTCGCGGTATGGTCTTGCTATCTGCATGAGTCCAGCCTATGTGCTTTTTACTGGCTATCCTTGTCGTTTTCCGGATTGTCGTCGAAGATTTCGAGTGTGATGTGCGGCGGTTCGTAACCGGTGACGCTCACGTCCGTGGATTGACGGGCCTTGCCGTCGAGCCGGTCGATGTAGTCGGCTGCGACCTTCGGATCCTTGGACGCGTTAAGGATGTGTCTGATGGCGATTTTCTGCACCATGGTGAGACTTGGGTCTTTGATTTTTTCGTTGAATTCTTCGGTGGTGAGCTTGCTGAATTCGCGGATCCAGCGGGTCGGGCTGGTGTCTTTAGTCCATGAGCCTCGGTCCTGGGGTCGGTCTTGGAAGCCGCCTTTGCCAGTGGGGTTGCATGCTCCACTGAGGATGCGGCCGCGGGCGTCTCGTACTACTGCTTCTGTCATGCTTCCAATTATATCCGGATATGAAAAACGCCCCTCCGGTTTTTTGGGGGGGGCGTTGCCTGTTAGGAGAGTAGGAAGATGATCAATAGCTTCATGAGGGCTATTGTGCCTGTTATGCCGAGAATTGTCACGGCGGTGAGGAGGAGGTAGGCGGCAAAAGTGCCTAGCTTGTAGCTGATCGGATGCTTTTTAGGATTCATTGTGTTCCTTTCTGTCACCATTCATCGTTATAGGACTGTGCGTACGGGTCGGACTGTGGGGTTTGTCCCCAGTTTGCGGCCGGCTGTTGTGGTGTCGGCTGCTGTGGCGTGGGCTGCTGGGCCTTGGCTTTCTTCAGGACCAGGCCGATGGTCGCGTGTTCGATGATGAAGTCAGTGCGGGGCTGCCCGTTGCGGCCGGTGCCGGTCTGCCATTTCAGGTCACCTTCGACGCGTACCGGGGTGCCCTTTTTGAGGGTTTGAATGTAGGCTGCTGCGAGACGCTGATCGTATTCGAAGATCGTGACGAACATCGTATCGTGGTCGACCCACTGTCCGGTCTGCTTGTCCTTGTGGCTTCCGTTGGCGGCTACTCGGATGAGCAGGTATGGTGTGCCGTTCTTGGTCTGTTTGGGTTCCGGTTCTGCGACGAGGCGGGCGGAGGGGAGAATGATGTGCGGATCGTTCATTGGGTGTTGTCCTTTCTTTTTTTTGGTTAGTGGGTGGTTGTTTCGAGGGTTTCGTTCAGACGGGTTTCGCCGAGTCGTTGATGGAGGAGGGTTAAGCCTTTGCGGGTGACCTTGACGGTCGGTGGGAAAGCGAAGATGCTGCCGTCCTTATGCTGTCCGTGCGATCTTGACTCTACCAGGGCCAGGTGTCCGGCTTTCACACGGGCTGAGGCTGCCCACCATGTGCCGGCGTGCTTGTATATCCAACCGTGCTGGCTGAGCCATTCGCGCAATTCCTTCTCGCCGATGGGTGTGCCGGCGTTCGAGAGCAGTTTCGCTGCTTCCCTGACCAGCAGAGCATCGGGCACGTTGGTGAAGTCATCCAATGCCTTCGCTTTCGGTCCCAGTTCTTTGGCTTGGTTTTCAGCTTTGATTCGCTTGGCTCGTTCCTCTTTCAGGCTGGTGAGCAGTCTGATGCCGAAATCCGGATCAGCGAGTATCTGGTCGATGGTGGCTTCGGTGGCGTAGATGCCATGCTTGCGGATGGATGGGAGTACCTCGTGGGTCACCCAGCGCTGGAAGTCCTTGGCTTCCGGCTTACGAGAGCGCATGACTAAGCGATACAGACCAGGTTCACTGATGATGAGTGGCCTTCTTCCAGGCTCAGACCAAACATAGGAATTTCCTAGGTTTGTTTTCTCATCATCATAAAGAGACTGCAACGCATCGGACGGGTTGCTGATTTCTAGGATGTTGCATACGTCTTTGGCTACGAACCACGGGTCGCCGTTTTCGTCAGTCAGGGTGCGCAATGGCGTGTTATTGAAGTTGAATGTTTGGATTTCGGTATTCATTTGGTTGCCTTTTCTTTTGTCGGTTATGGCTTATTCGTAGAGGGGTAGGCGAGAACTGCCTACCCCTCGTGTGGTGGATTGTGTTTTAGTCGTCGACCTCGGTGGAGTCTTTTGTGGGGATTACGTCCGGGTCGAGAAAGTAGCATCGGCCAACCTTGACTGCGTGGAGTCGTCCTTCGCGGATGAAACGGCGGACGGTCTGAATGTTGAGCTTCCAGCGGTGGGCGTATTCGGGGACTGTTACGGTGTAATTTTTAGCGTTCATAGGTCTTATTATATAACGCGTCGAGTATTCTTGCAATCTGTTTCGTGTCGGTGTATTGCTGGTAACGATGGCATAAAGCGGTGTTCCAGATATAAAAAAATGCTCAACCGGGGGAGAGGGGAGAAGAACCCGGTTGAGCAGTCAGCTATCAAGAGTACACAATGAAGTGCAAGACTCACTATAGCACCGTCTTTGCTGCATTGCAATCGGCGTGTGGATGGCCCGTCGTCCGTTCGGCGTGTCGCGATGGTAATCATGATATTATGTGTATATCAAACAACGTAGGACATGCAAATCCTACAATCTAGAAAGGAAACAAAATGGCCAACAACAACAACAACAACAACAACAACAACAACAACGAGAACGTCCAGCCGCAGGCCGCACCGCAGCCGATCATCATCAACAACGTGACGGCACAGCCTGACGACAGCGGCAAGAAGAAAGCCCCTGGCTTCCTCAAGGTCCTCATCTATTCCGTCTTCACCGGCGGCATCTACTTCTTCTACTGGCTCGTCAAGATGCTGAGCGGCGGATACCGCACCAAGTAACCTTCAAACACATAAGATAATCCCCGTCCCTGGTCTTTCGACCGGAGGCGGGGATTATTATTATTCAAGGAAAAGCAGTCGTGGCGGGAAACCAATAAAACGCCCCGACGCTCATAACACTACCACAAAAGGAGGCGCTAAATGGAGATCATGCTGGACAACGGGGCGTACATGCCGTCACGAGGCCACAAGACCGACGCGGGACTTGATCTGCGTACGCCAAAGGCCGTGACGGTACCGGCGTATGGAAGCGCGATAGTTGATACGGGCGTGCACGTGGCATTGCCGCATGGGTACGCCGGACTGCTCGTCAGCAAGAGCGGACTCAACGTCAAGCACGACATCACGAGCACCGGGCTCATCGACGAGGACTACACGGGCAGCATCGTGGTCAAGCTCTACAACCATGGTGGCGAAAACCATGAGTTCGAAGCCGGGGACAAGGTCACGCAGCTGGTCGTGATGCCGGTGGTCTGCGAGCCATTGGAGCAGGTGTCTGCGTTCAACCCGTCAGAGCGGGGCGACAACGGCTTCGGAAGCACCGGGAGGTAATCCATGTGGAGCGGACGGAGCAAATACCACGCGAAAAAAACATGTATCGACGGCATCGTCTTCGATTCGAAGCGCGAGGCTGACCGGTATCTCGTCCTGAAGAGTATGGAAGAGGACGGAACCATCGAGAATCTTCGACGGCAGGTCCGTTACGAGCTCATTCCGGACTTCGAAGTGGACGGCAAGCACTACCGGCCCGTCTATTATGTGGCTGACTTCGTCTACGTGGAGGACGGTAAGGAGGTCGTTGAAGACGTGAAAGGCATGAGGACGGACGTGTACCGACTCAAGAGCAAGCTCTTCGCACGACGGTACGGCAAGGTCATCAAGGAGACGTGACGGCCTAAGGAGCGGGCATGGCCCCGGTTGGTATAGGGAGGAATCCCGGACCGGCCGGGGCCTTTTTATTGGCGTCGGCAAAAAGGTAGGAGGAGTGGAAAAGCCAGCCACCCTCAGTATCTAGGTATCAACCCTCGATATCTAGGTATTGCCCCCTCGATATCTAGGTATCGAGCAAAGAAGAGGTTGGAGCCATCGAGGGCTCTTTTTACCCCCTACTGAGTGATAAGCCTACACTCAAAATGAGGGTGGCTAACACTCAAAATGAGGGTGGCTAACACTCAAAATGAGGGTTAGCTAAACCTCAAAATGAGGACTCATATATATAGCTCTATAGGGATAGGTAGATACTCTAGTTAGATAGAGATAAGAGAGAGAAAGAAAGATAAATCTTTCTTTCCAAAGAGAGAGAAACCGGAACCAGTCTCCGAACCAAGCCTTGAAGGGCTTCGGTGACTGAGGCATGGAGCCATGGGATCTGACCTGATGCTTTCAAAGCTTCTTCCATGGCTTGGGCATCGAGGTGGATGACGTCTTGGTCTCGATGCTGCCCTACGGGCCTTGGCTCCGATTCTCGGCCAAGGGAGCAAGGGGAGGAGTTGGCCCGTGCTTGGCTTGGGTGCTCCTCTTACGGCTTGGTGTTCTCGGTGCTTTTCGGTGCTTGTTTGGGGCTGGAACGTCGCTTTCGTGCGTAAAGGCCTTTCTGACGGGCTATTGTGGGTGATTCCTGACGAGTTATCGGGTTTGACGTGTAAATCGGTCTGAGGGGCCTTTGCGTGCGTTCTGGAGGCATGTGAGGTGAAAAGCGTGCGAGAGGAATGCCATGGATGAGTTGATGACGTAAAAGAAAAACCCCATCACGGCACGATGTGCTATAATGGGGAGAGTAAAAATCCAAAATCCAAGTCTACCACATTACATACTTGGGTGCGGAGGCACGACAACTCCCTGGCTAATTCCCTTGCTTTAGGTTAACGGGCGACCACCAAACCTGGTTGATACTCACGTTAGAGGTGCGAAGTTCAACCGACCCAACAGACGATGGTGGAGTAACCGGGGTGCCGACACCATCACATCAACGATGTAGCGCGATCTGCTGGGGTATGCCGCACCAGTGGTAGCAATGCACCACTCTTATGACCGACGCCGTACGAACGACCGACCGACGGAAACAGTCACCAAGCCTTAACCTGAAGCGTTTAAAACTTCAGCTCTTAAGGCTTACTCTCTCTACCGGAGCTCGCTCCCTCCCTCAAGAAACAGGGCATGGCGGTGGCCGGGGTGAGCGTGAGTGAGGGTCAGGCGAGTGAGTGAGGGTTGGCACGTGAGTGAGG